AATCTCCATCAGTTGGCAGAAGTGGGGGCCGAAGCCCCCGCTGTTAGCGAGAAACGAAGAACTTAGCGACACGCTCCCGCTCATCGTCGAGATCCCGCAGGTAGTCGGGATCGGGCTCGCGCCGCGCCTTCTCCTCCTCCTCGACCGCTTCCTCCACGGCGGCGATGAACATCGGGTTCGCGAGAGCGAGCTTCTCGAAATACTCGAACCAAGTCGCGCCGGGGCGGAGGTACACGTCCTGCTCGCCCTCGTAGCAGTCATCGACCACACCCGAGAAGGCGGCGATCTTGATCTCGCCGTCGATCACGTCCACGACGATGTCGCCGTCGAAGGTGCGGAACTTGGTGTAGAGGCAGTAGTCGATCTGAAGGTCGCGGTACTTCATGGGGTATCTCCATATCAAGGTTGGTAGGAGGATCATACCGTGCCCAGTGGGCATGTCAAGCAGGGAGGAAGGGGCCGAAGCCCCTTTTTTAGAAATTATAATCGTGGAACTTCACAGGCTTGTCCGACAGCTTGTAACGGTTGCCGTACTTGTCCTTCCAACCGCGCTTGCCAAGGCGAATGCGGAAGATTGTAGCAGTGTCGGACGAAGTGATGATCCACTCCTGCTCATCCTGCCGGGAGCAGTGGCCGAAGAAGCCGCCGGGAGCGAAGCCGAGGTTGTTCTCAGGGTTAGCACGAACCGCGTCCATGCGGCGGATCTCGATCGTCTTGTCGCTGACGACGCGGACGACCTCGAAGGGGTTCACGTCCGAGTAACCGTAGTTGTTGGCGTACTGCATCTCAATCTCCATCCATGAGGTCACCATCGACCATGCATGCAGATTACAGGTGCCCACTGGGCATGTCAACACACTATTTTCAAATTCTTGCCGAACCGCACCAAGCCTCGCCAAACCCAAACAAGCCTCGCCTGCCCTGACTCTCCATGCCCTCCTCGACCAACCTGACCTCGCCTGCCACGCCCCTGCTTGCCCTCCTGAACCCACCTCGCCTTGCCTGCCGCACCTGACCTCACCCATCCTCAACACAACTTGCCTTGCCTGCCGAGCCGACCGCGCCAAACCTAACCCCGCCCAAACGCACCTGACCCTACCTGCCAAGCCAATCCAGTCCTTCCATGCCCTACCTTGCCTGCCTAACCGCGCCTTGACTGACCTGTCCTAGCCCTTCCTAACCCTGCCTGCCTTGCCGGGACGGACCACGCCAGACCCCACCTTACCTTTCCCTGCCTGCCGTGCCCAACCTTGCCTTTGCCGACCCAAACTTACCTGACCAGTCCGAACCATTCCTAGCCCTGCCTGCCCGACCACAACGTACCTCGCCTAACCTCGCCCCACCGGACCTGCCATACCGAGCCTTGCTCAACCTAGCTGCTCCCCGCCGCTCCGGGACGGACCTTGCCCTGCCTGCCGCACCTAGCCGAGCCATATACCGCTGCTTACGCGGTAACTCGGTCGATCTCAGCGATGAGCATCGCGAACTCGTCGTAGGCCGCATAGCGAGCCCGCCACAGAGCGATCTCACGACGGGCGCGATCAAGCACCTCGCCGCGCATGTTCACGTCGCGCATGACGACCTCCACCGCCTCATAGCGCGGGGCTTCCGCCGTCAAATGCACGAAAGCACGCACCTCCTCGCCGAGAGGCTTTTCCTCGATCTGCGCGACGACGATCGAGCCGATGAGCTTGCGAGCCTGCGTCAGCCGGAACTGATGCGCCGCCTTGTCATCATCCCATTCGAAGCAGGGATGCAGCGGGGATGACACGCTCTCCGCGTCCTGCACCACCGTGTGCGGCGTCAACTCGCCATGAACCGTCTGGATCGCTCGCAACCGCTCCGCCGCGATCTGCGCTCCGATCGGGAAGCGCGAATCAGCCCGCCACTTATAGATCATTCCCATGTCAGCCTCCGATGAGTGAAGAGCGGGGCCGAAGCCCCGCCCTGATGTCACGCAGCCCTGCGACCGGAGCGAAGCTCGTCGATCGCCTTCATTTCAGCAGCGGTCGCGACATGGAACCGTCCATACTGACCATCGCGCTCAGGACGCCACTCGCCCACACCGACAGCGAACCCCGCCGTCTGCATCAGGTTGAGGATCTGCTCCGCCGAGAGCACGTTCGCGTTGTACTTAATGTCGATCGTCGTCCACCAATTACGGAACTCGCCGCGATAGCGGATGTCGGCGGTGCCCATACCGACGCGGACCATGTCCTCACGCATCGTAGGCTCGTCACCCTCGATCACGGCATACTCGCCATCGACGTGAAAAGCCTGACGCGCCGCGACCTTGGTCATCGAGCCGATCGAGGTGCAAGCCGTAACCGCAGCGGCTTTGAAGCCGATGATCGGGAAGCCATAACGGCCATCCGGAAGGACGTAGAGCGAATCCCGAAAGTCGCGCTCAGGATCCTTCGCCTCGCGGCCTGCGGTAGCCTTTTTGGTCTGTTTATCGAGCATCTGCTTCTTGGCCTTCTCGGACCAACGATGCACGATCAGCGGCGTGTCGCCGATCAGGGTGACGGACACGGTCTGAATATTCAGGGGCGGAAGCGTAACAGACGACGTAGCAGCCATTTCAATCTCCTATGCATGGCTATGTGCACTAGTCCCGGCGCACTCGGGTCTTAACAGTTGTAAAGGCGAACCTTTACAAGTCAACCCCTCTGCAACAGCACGTCGTTCCAATCGGTGCCGGGTGCGGTAGGGATTTCAACATCGACATCAAGGCCGTTCTTGACGGTAAGGCGGTGCGCGAGTTCATACGCCTTAGCCTGACCCGTGAAGGACAGGTCGTTATCGCCGAACACGACGATCTTCTTCGCGATCGCGGGCGGCTCCCACTTCGACAGCATCACACCGCTCACAGCGGCCCACACAGGCATGCGGAAGAGTATCGCGGCGCTCATGGCGGTCTCGATGCCTTCAGCGATGCCCATGACCTCGCGGGCCTCCCAGAGGCGTATTGCGCACCCTGCCGGCAGCGTGCCGCGCATCACGCGCTTCTGCGGCGTGACATCAGCCTTCTTGCCGCGAGCGGTCAGATACGTGAGGTGCATGTTAACACCTCGGTCGTTCACATCCGACACGCGGGCGATCATGTGGTTCCCGACTTGCCGGATCGCATCGCTCTTCCAAAAGCGATGAAGGCGGCTTTCAAGATACAGCCCGACCGACGAGTTGGCCGTAGGCTTTACAGCACTTTCCCATGCTTCCCTCATCGCCTTCCGGCTTGCGCGCTCATCATCCTGCTTCGCTTCGACGGGCTTTGCGTTGCCGAGAAGCTGATCCACCTTCGACGCCGTGTCCTTGAAAGTCAGACCGGAAATCTTCTGGACCAGATGGAAGCCGTCACCCGGCCCGCACTGATTGCAGAAATACATGCCCCGACCGTCCTTATCGCTGAACCGGAAGCGATCCTTGCCGCCGCACATCGGGCAGGGATGCTGCCGGCCGTCGAGCAGCTTCGGATTGACGCCGAGGAGCGGAAGGATTTCGCGCCACCTCCCAATTGCACGGTCAGCGGTGTGCAGCATGATTTTCCGCCTTCTCGCGAGCCTTGGCCTTCGCAATGTTGTGGTGCTTGATCCACGCCGCCGTCTCGTGGCTCATCTCGCGAGCGGGTTGATCGTGCATCGTGTTGGCCGGGCCGACGCCCATCCGCGCCTTGTAGGCGTGATAGGCCCAACCGCGCTTATAGCCGCGCAGATAAGCGTGGAGCAGCAACTCGCTGTAGAACATCTGCTTGCGATCAATCGACCACTCTTTCGGGCGCACGTACTTCTCGCGGGTGAGTTCGTAAAGCTCGCCGCCGACGCTGTCGATGTCGCTGACCGCAACCGCCTCGAAACCGCAGTTCGGGCACGTCTTGGTCTTGGGAGGCTTCAGGAACGCGCACTTCGGGCATTCCTTGGGAAGCGCCACCTTCTTCTCAGCCCGAGCCTCCTTGGGCTTCCCCTCGTCGAGGTGCTCGTGATGAATGTCGGTCACGAAGCCGAGACGGATCGTCGTATCGCTGTGGTCGAGGATCAGGCAATGGTCCTTGCCTTTCGCGGTGCGGAGGCCCCGCCCGATCATCTGCACGTACAGGATTTCTGACTTCGTCGGCCTCGCGAGAATGATGCAGCGCACGTCCGCATCGAAGCCGGTGGTCAAGACGCCCACATTGCAGATGATCTTGACCTTGCCCGCCGAGAAATCCTCGACGATCTCCCGCCGCTCGCGAAGATCGCTGTAGGCGTCCATATACGCGGTCGGAACGCCCGCCTCCTCGAACAGGGTCTGTATGTGCTTTGCGTGCGCCCGATTGACCGCGAAGCAGATTGTCGGGCGGTTCTCGCCGCGCTCCATCCACGTCGAGACTACGTCAGCGACCAACGCGCCCTGATCCATCGCTTCGGCCAGTCCCTTGACCTCATAGTCGCCGGCGACCGTCTTCACGCCCGACAGATCAGGATGCGCCGGGGCGAAGGTTTTGAAGTCCGACAGATGACCCATCTCGATCAGTTCAGCGGTGGTGGTCGCGATGATCAGATCATCCCAATGCTTCCCCATTCCCTTCTGCCAAGGCGTGGCCGACAGCCCGATGAACGGAACGTCCTTCCACCCCTCAAGAGCCATCCAGACGGGCAGGAACTTGAACATCACATGGCACTCGTCGATGATGACGAGTTGAGCCTCGGGCAGATCCCGGCGCATCAGCGTCTGGATCGAACAGACCTGTACAGGCTGACGACCGTCCGTCATCTCGTGCGCGCCCTGCATCACGCCGACCTCGTGAATACCCGCCGCCCTAAACCGCTCGACGGTTTGGTCGATCAGCGACAGCATCGGCACGCAGAAAATCACCTTGTTGCCCTTGTTCAGAGCCATGTTGATGATCTCAGCCGCGATGACGGTCTTGCCCGCCCCGGTCGGGGCCATGACGACGGGGCGCTTGCTGCCGGTGCGCAGCGCCTTCCGCAGTTTGTCGATTACCTCGACCTGATAAGTCCTGAGTGCCATATCAATCTCCAAGCTTGACCATTGTAAAGGCACCGCCGCGCCGCCGTCAACCCAGTGTAGTACCCTACCTTCACCACCGAGCCCTGTATCAGCGTCCTATCGACAGGTGAGACCAGAGCGAAGGAGGCAAAGGGAGACGATCCCCGGTGCCGAAGCGACCGAGGCCGTCCCCTCAACCGAGCAATCTATCGACCGGAGCCGACCGTCGCTGCGGAGGGCCGGTGGCAGGGCAGATCCCACCGGCAAGGCGCGCTACTTGCGAAGGGTTCT